GGAGATTATTCCAAATGGCAGTAGTAGAAGGCATTGTAAACTTTAGCAACATCACTCAGCATGACGTGTTCAACGGCCAAGACACCGGCCAGTACTCTATCACTGTTACGCTGGACGAGGACGACGCTTCGACGTTGGCCGCCAGTGGTGTTAAAATCAAGGACTACCAAGGCGCAAAGCAACGGAAGTTCAAATCAAAGTACAACATTCGCACCATTGACTTGGAAGGCACCCCTTACAATGGGGAAGTACCTTACAATTCACGGGTACGCTTAAAGTACAAGTTGGGAGAAGCACATCCAGTGCATGGCGTGTCGACTTACCTTGAGGCAATCAAGGTGTTAGAAGAAGCGGAAGTTGCGGCATTCGACGACGACTTTTAATGGCTAACTTCCTACGTCACGAAGGGTGTCCGAAGTGTAAGTCTTCGGATGCCCTTGCTATTTACGACGACGGAGGCCAGCACTGCTTCGGCGTCAATTGTAACTACCATATCAACGGAGGTAATGTGGAGCAAAACCCACTACCAAAAGCAAAACCATTGCAGATGTACGGTGTGGTTAGTAATATACCCCAACGACGCCTCTCTAAGGAGACCTGTGCTCGCTACGGTGTGACCGTGGAGTACTCGTCAACCGGTGAAGTAGAGAAGCACTACTACCCGTACTACGAGCTAGACTCTAAGGACGTCGTGGCTGCTAAAGTACGACATGTTAAGACTAAAAACTTCCACGCCACTGGTGACATGACCAAGGCTGGCTTCTTTGGTCAACAACAATGTAACTCCAACAAGTTCCTGACGATTACCGAAGGAGAGTTGGACGCTTTAGCAGTGTACGAGATGTTAGGTAAGACGTCCTACGACGTCGTTTCGCTACGCAACGGTGCGTCCAATGCTGTTAAGGAGATGAAGGAGCAGCTTGAGTGGCTCGAAGGGTACAGCAACATTGTACTGTGCTTCGACAACGACAAAGCCGGTGAAGCTGCACTGGAACAAGTAAAAGACCTCTTTAGTCCTAATAAGTTAAAGATCTGTAAGTTACCCGTGAAGGACGCTTCGGATATGCTTATGGCTAATCAGGTCAAGGACTTCACTAAGCTCTGGTGGAACTCCAAGGTTTACCGGCCTGACGGCATTATTGCAGGTACGGAGACTTGGGACAAGCTAGTGGAGAAACGTCAAGTTAAGTCGGTACCGTACCCTTGGGAGGGCCTTAATGATATAACTAGGGGGCATAGGCCTTATGAACTCGTTACGATCACCAGCGGTAGTGGTATGGGCAAGTCACAGTTCATCAGAGAAATTGAGCATGACCTTCTACAGCGATGTGAAGGAAATATTGGGGTGTTGGCCCTCGAAGAAGACGTGGCCCGAACAAGTCTTGGTATCATGTCGGTGGCGGCAAATAGGCCCTTACACTTGGAAGAGGACACGCCAGTGGACCAGCTACGGCCCTTCTGGGAAGCCACACTGGGAACAGGACGTTACTACCTATTCGACCATTGGGGGTCCACTTCAGCAGATAACCTGCTCTCCCGTGTTCGCTACATGGCAAAGGCCTTGGACTGCCGGTATGTCGTACTGGACCACCTGTCCATCGTCGTGTCTTCCCAAGAGTCCGGAGACGAACGAAAAGCCATTGATGAAATAATGACCAAGTTACGTACGCTTGTGGCAGAGACAGGGATTACTCTGTTCCTCGTGTCACACCTCAGACGGTCACAAGGTAAGGCACACGAGGACGGTGCTCAGATATCCTTGGGTGAACTACGAGGTTCACAGGCAATCGCACAACTGTCAGACATAGTAATAGGCATGGAACGTGACCAGCAGAACGCTAACGAAGACATACGGAATACGACTACTGTTCGTGTCCTAAAGAATCGTTACACTGGCGAAACCGGACCCGCTTGTTACTTACGGTACGACAGGACTACAGGTAGAATGATCGAAGCAGCTAACCCTGAGATAGGGGACGACTTTTGATTTACCTTGATCTAGAAGCCAACGGTTTAGACCCAGACACCATCTGGTGCGTTGTGACACGGCAGAATGGTGAAACTGAGGTGCATCTGGACCAAAGATCGCTCAGAAAGGCTCTAGAAGGCTCTGTAAGCGTCTGTGGACATAATCTGATAGGTTATGACCTCCCAGTGTTAAAACGTCTCTGGGGGCTTTCTGTGGCCTCTGAGCGCATAGTCGATACTCTGGTGTTGTCACGTTTGTTTGACCCAAGTAGACTGGGTGGACACTCGTTAAGGGCTTGGGGTGAAACTTTAGGCTTCCCAAAGGGTGACCATGACGACTGGTCTAGACTGTCACAGGAAATGATTGACTACTGTATACAGGACGTAGCAGTAACTGAAGCTGTGCATAAGAAGCTTGTTACCGACATGACCGACTTTTCACAGGAATCAATCGACCTTGAGCATAAAGTTCAGTACGCAGTACAACAACAGGAGCGCAATGGATGGGTACTTGACCAAGAGTTAGCTAGAGACTTATGTGCAACATTTAAAGAGGGTATGAATGAAATTGAAGCCGAACTACAAAAGATGTTCCCGCCCATTGTCGAAGAAAGGATTTCTGAAAAGACAGGGAAAAGACTTAAAGACAAAGTTACAGTTTTCAATGTCGGGTCCAGACAACAGGTTGCAGCACGACTTGCAACTAAGGGTGCAAAGTGGAACGAGGAAACGCCAAGTGGAAAGCCTGTCGTCGATGAAAAGACGCTTAAGGAAAACAGTCACGTCCCTGAGGCAGGAAAAGTTCTTGAGTACCTTACTCTTCAAAAGCGATATGCGCAAGTACATTCTTGGCTAGAGGCTGTTAAGGACGACGGTAGGGTGCATGGACGTGTCATTAGTAACGGTGCTGTAACTGGACGAATGACACACCAAAGCCCCAACATGGCCCAAGTACCGGCAAGTCACAGCCTGTACGGACACGAGTGCCGCTCTTGTTGGACTGTACCTCAAGAAAGTAAGTTAGTCGGGTTTGACGCCAGTGGCCTTGAGCTGCGTATGTTGGCCCATTACATGGACGACGAGGAGTTTACTAATGTCCTACTTCGAGAAGACATTCACACCAGAAATCAAATGGCTGCAGGACTTGAAACAAGACCTCAAGCTAAGACTTTCATCTACGCTTTCCTTTACGGAGCCGGAGACGCTAAAATCGGAACTATCGTTGGAGGCACTGCAAGAGACGGCAGAACTCTTAAACAACGATTTTTACGAAACACACCTTCTCTTGAAAGTTTACGAGAACGCATTACTAGAGCAGCTGGGCGTGGTTATCTTACAGGACTCGATGGACGACGACTTAGAGTCAGATCAGAACATGCTGCACTGAATACGTTGCTACAGGCGGCAGGAGCTATCGTGATGAAGAAGGCCCTAGTCATACTGGACGACTACGCACAGCAGTGGAAACTTAACTACAAGTTCATAGGAAACATTCATGATGAAGTACAGTCGGAAGTGGTTGCAGACCAAGCAGAGAAATTCGGTTGGCTTGCAGTTGAGTGCCTCAAGGCGTCAGGCATTCATTACAACCTTAGATGTCCCCTTGATGGAGAATACAAAGTTGGTACAACATGGGCGGAGACACACTAATGGAAATGAATAGGAACAGAAAAGGAGACTTTGCGGAGTTCTACGCAGTTACTTGGCTCTGGGACAACGGTTACGAAGTGTTCCTAAACGCTGGTTGTACAGGGCCTATAGATTTAGTTGCTTTTAAGGACGGTGAAGTGAAATTAGTAGACGTTAAGACAACTTTAAGAGACTATAGAGAGGGTTACCCACATAGAATAGGGACTAGTCGTACCCCTCTTCAGAAAAAACTTGGGGTTGTCTTCTTGTCTTTTAATCCAACATCACGTAAACTATACTGGGTAAACCATCACGAACAAAACGACAAACAACTAGGGTTGGACTTAGCATGAAAAATGTATACACATTAGTAGACGACATCTACAAACTTGTTAAAACTAAGAGAGTAGACAAAGACGTCGACATCGAAGAGTGCATTGAGCAGTTTGGAGAAAACGTCAAGGACTTGATGCGTAAGGAGTTTGGCGGTCGTCGTTTTGACGGACGTAAACTACGCATGTCCAACATTGGTAAGCGTGATAGGTTCTTATGGAACCACTTCAATAACGTGAAGAAGTCGGAAGAGATGCAAGGCCACACACTGGTTAAGTTCCTCTACGGACATTTGATTGAAGAACTACTGTTATTCCTTACGAGGGCCTCAGGACATGAAGTTACAGCAGAACAAAAGCAATGTGAAATCAACGGCATTACGGGTTCTATGGACTGCAAAATTGACGGTGTTGTCACGGACGTTAAAAGTGTTTCATCGTATGGGTTTAAGAAATTCAAAGATGGCACTCTGGCTTACGATGACCCGTTTGGATACGTCGCTCAAATTAAAGGATATGCAAAGGCAGAGAACCAGACAAGTTTTGGATGGCTTGCGATGGACAAACAGAACGGACACTTAACCTACCTACTGTACAACGAAGAGGACACTCAAGCTCCTGTGTACGAGAAGATAGGCTTTGACATCACAGACCGTATTGAGCATGTCCAAGAGATGGTTAAGCAACCAGAGCCTCCTGAAAACTGCTACGAGCCTAAGCCAGACGGCAAGAGCGGTAACATGAAGCTAGATATAGGCTGTTCGTACTGTGCGTATAAGAAAGAGTGTTGGCCGGGTCTACGTGCCTTCTCTTACTCTACAGGTCCAAGGTTTTTAACGGAGGTGCATAATGAGCCGAAGGTCCAAGAAATCAACATTTAGAAGCACGTTTGAAGAAGATGTCGCCAAAATACTAAAGGAGTTTAACTATGAACCTTTCACTGTTCCTTACACTATTTCTCGTAGCTACCGCCCTGACTTCGTTGATCCTAGTGGTCTATACCTTATTGAGTGTAAGGGTTACTTCAGGGATGGAGACACGAAGAAATACACCAGCATCAGGGACAGCCTCCCCGAAGGGCAAGAGTTAATCTTTGTTCTGATGCAGCCAAACAAGAAAATACGAAAAGGTGCCAAAATGACCATGTCACAATGGTGTGACAAAGAGGGAATACTATGGTATAATATAGAGACACTACAGGAGTTGATTAGTTATGTCACTAACGCTAGAGGAAGTTAAGGAACGCCTCTTGAAAACCTTTGATCCAGATGACCTACTGGAGGCCCTACAGATAACCTCAGAACAGATTCTGGACAGGTTTGAGGACAAGCTAATCAATAGACTGGACGTGTTTGAAGAAGAGCTAGAGGAGGAAGAAAATGAGCATTGATGAAGCGACTCCACAAGAGTGGGACTATGCGAGTGCGTTAAGTAAGTTGTCTATTAGGAAAACACCTGACCCTGTTGAACGACCTGACCACTACAACAACGGAGCAATAGAAGCTATCGAAGCAATCAAAGCGTCCATGCCTGAGCAAGAGTTCAAGGGCTATCTCAAGGGTAACGCATTGAAGTACCTCTGGCGATACGACTACAAAGGCAAACCAGTAGAGGACTTACGTAAGTGTCGCTGGTATATTGAACGACTAATTAAGGAAATGAATTAATGGACGCATATCAACAGTACATACACAAGTCCCGCTACGCTCGTTACCTACCAGAGGAACAGCGTCGGGAGACTTGGGAAGAAACAATTGACCGTTACCTAAACTTCTGGATTGAGAAGGGTAGGTTAACACTTGAAGAAGCCAATGGTATCTTTGCAGACATCCACGACATGAACGTAATGCCGTCTATGCGAGCATTGATGACTGCGGGTGAGGCTCTTGACCGTGCCAACGTAGCTGGCTTCAACTGTAGCTACCTACCTATTGACCACCCTAAAGCGTTTGACGAGATGATGTACGTACTTATGTGCGGCACTGGAGTAGGCTACTCTGTTGAACGACAATACGTTAGCAAGCTACCTGAAGTAGCAGAGGAATTCCAT